CTCTATAGTATACCATAAAATTTTCTCTTTGTCACACCATTCTGACATAGTCATTTTAGCACCCTTGCGTATCTTCTTATTGGGTTGCATGAGGACAAACACTAGCTCTTGTCCTGCTGGCAGCCTATCTCTGACACTGGTGTACTTCTTGGTGTCTCCGTCCCTAAAGTACCCCTTGCACTCCACGAGAACACCAGAGGCGCTGTGAACAAAATCAGGACGATAACTGCGCTCAATGGTGTAGGGGACGGTGAATGGCTCATAATCAAAACCCTTTAGTATTTTGCTGACATCTTCTTCAAACGTGCTTCTAAATGCTGATTTCTTGGACCTTCGGCTCATTGACCACCTCCGTTAAAAACCTTGGACCTGTGGAGTAAGAAAAGGCACGTAGACTAGGCCAGCAAGCTTTCTTGTACGCACAGTACGAACAACCTATGTCCAACTTCATGTTGCCGCTCTTGCCGTCTGGTTTAGCTTCATAACAAACCTTAGGTGGCTCTGGTTTTTTTACCATCTCTTGGACATGTTTAATCCGGTCTGTGATGTCGAAGGCTATTGTTTCGTACACAGGGGCTTGAGTGTCCTCCTGATCGTACAATAAGTACGTTAGGTGTCCATTTTGTTTGTCCATCGCCAACCAGCCAAAGCTTGTCTGACCCTCTGCCTCTGCATATCCTTTAATTTGAGCGACGTATCCAAACGGATCATCGTAAGCCAGAGTGCCGTCCTTGAATTTCTTAAACCCATACGACGAAACACTTTTAACGTCCGTGACAACACCATCAATCTTACAGTCCATAGAACCCGTAATGCCGTTGATTTCACACTGCTTTTGTTCTGCGGTAACTTCATGTCCTGATGCCCTTGTAAGGAATAGTAATAGTTCTTCAATCAGGTGTCCGTACAGGAACTTAACAAGCGTATGTCCTTGCATTTCTTCTGACTTCTGAACATTGTTGTAGTGGTTCCATAAGAACCTGTCACGCTTACCAATGTTGGACATACGCAACTTACGACCGTCCCAAGCACGTCTTTGACCAAACTCCTTACGCATTAGTTCCTTCACACTTTCTCCGAAGTCGTCAATGCACTGGTCTATGTCAACGTCCTTGTCTACCTTCTTAGTCTTAACAAGCTTGTAGATGTCGTCTACTAGTGTGTATACGTTTTTCATTGGTAGCTTCCTACTATACCTGAGACAACCTCTTGGGCCTGCTCTGGCGTACATTTAAACCACTCACTACGTCTTTCATACAGCTTCTGTAGTTCACTGTGGGCTTCTGATTCTGCAGCACGTCTGTCGTTAACGTCCCAACTATAGTTTAACACAAAATCCCTAAAGGGGGAAGAGGTTTGATAACCGTTGAGTCTGTCTGCCGCATCAACAGCCATTCCAACTTTTACCCACTCAGGAAAATTCGGGTTAACTATAACGTACACCTGACCTTCTGTACTGCTTTCGTACTTCTCAAGACTTCTAAAAGCAGCGTCTTCAAAACTTTTGTACCTTCCGGGTTTGTGTAAAGGATGAGTCATGGGTATATGTTTACCGTTAACAGACATCCTTTGTTTGTTTCGCCTTCTTACCGCTTCAGGACTGTTTTTATGGTATCTACCTTCTGTCTTTTCATAAACCATCATTACTTTCCTCAGTGGGTTTCTGCCCACGTTGTTCCAACTTTGTATTCTCCGTCAAGGGGACATCGGAGGTTGAACTCCACGCCTGCCGCCTTGAGGCATTCGACTGCAAGCCAGCCGTATTTCTCTGCTTGGTCTGCAGCCACCTCCGATTGTACCTCATCATGTATATTCCCGATAAATCTATAATCAATGTTCCACCTCTTTGCGTATTCGTCCAAGATGACTAGGGCCTGTTTCATAACTATAGCTCCTGCCGCTTGGAGTAACGTATTTAGTGCAGCATGTTCAGATCTAACTCGTAACCTTCGACCATCAAGTCCTGTGAGATAGCCTCGCTGAGATGCTCTAGTAACCCGTTCTCGTAGACTTTCAAGAGCAGGTGTATTTCGTAGAAATCGTTGCTTAAGATCTGCGCCGTCTCTTGCGCTTCCTCCAACGATATTTCCAATTTTTGCATCTCCTGCTCCGTAGAGGAAAGCGTAGATGAAAGTCTTTGCTTGAGGTCTTGTTTCAAGCCCAGCAGCCATTTGGTTTCTTGTATGAATGTCTTCTGTGAGAAGGACATTGGTAAACTCCTTATCGTCCATGTAGTGTGCCAACATTCGTAGCTCAAGGCCACTAGCGTCGAATCCTACTAGCTTCTTCCCTTCCGGTACAGTCCAGCAGGAGCGACACTCATGCCCGTAGAGGCTGTGGCTTGCTGGGACTTGTGCCATGTTGGGACTCTGGTGAGTCATGCGTCCTGTTACTGCTCCATTGCTAATCACACGACCGTGTACTCTGCCGTCCTCCTTAACGGCTTCTAACCATGAATGTACTTGCGCATATCGCTTTTGAAGAGTAAGGTACTCCAAAACTTTTCCTGCCTCAGGGACGTGACTGTTCTCCTTAAGCGTCTTTTCGTCGACAACAGGTTTTCCGCTTGGCGTTTTCTGACTCCAGACCGCACCCTTACTTTTAAGTCGTTCTGCCACTTGTTGTCTGGACCCAACATTGAAAACTGTAACTTTGTCTTTAAGTCTTTTCCCTGTCTTCTCAGAGATCCTTTCTTCGACAATGGGCGGGAACATTTCCTGTAGTTCGGACTCAATGGCATTCATGCCCTCCTTAAATGTTGCACATAGCTCATTAGCTAGCTGTTGGTCTAGTAGCCACCCATTACGTTCCTGTCCCTGTACAGCAAACTGCACCTTGTGTTCCAACTCAATACACTCAGGTGAAAAGTCGGCCATGTCTCTCACAAGCTGTTGATGCACTGCTTCTGTGACTTCCACATCACGTATGCAGTAATCAATCATTGCGGTAGACAAACAAGACCAGTCGTCATGGTCACCCTTTGGGAACCCAAGAAGCTCGCCCCAAACCTTCAGGGAGTGTCCTCCGGGCCTACTTGGGTCGTACAAACGTGACAACACCAGAGTATCGACTATTCGCTCAGGAGCCACAGAAAGCCCCCAGAGACGTTTTAGCACTGGGAGGTCATAACCTATCAGGTTGTGTCCACAAACGCTCACAGAGCCAGCCAAAGCCTCACAGAGGGACTTTGAGTTCCTGTGTACGGTGTTTACTCCGTTTTCCCGTGTCACAACACACCAGATGCGCTTAGGGTCTAAACCGTCAGCCTCAAGATCAAGGTAGATCAAAAGTCTGCTCCTATCTCAGGGTTAGCTACTTCTTTCATCCTTCCGGTGCCCCTGTCGTACTGCAGCCAGCATGCGGGGCCTGTTTCACCAGTGTAACGATTCTTTAAGACACGAACAGTAGTCGTGTTCCTTATGTCCTCGTTAGCATTCTGCTGGTCACGCTCCATGCCAATAACTATGTCTGACAGTTGTGCAATCGCTTGACTACCTCGTAGCTCGCCTAAGGATATCTGGGCTCCGTCCTCGTGTGCTTTACCTTGGGATCGCCTAAGGTGTGACACAAGGAACAGACTTATTCCTGTCTCTGCTACCAAAGTCCTCAGCTTGGTCATGATCTCGTCAATGGCTTTCCTTTCGTCCCCTGACTCTTGGGAAGAGACGACGATAGACAAGTGGTCCAATACGACGTACCTGCAGTCAAGTGCTTTTGCCATGTATCGAACACGGGAGAGGAGGTTATCAGCCGACGTTGACCCCCAATGGTCAAATAGGTAGTAACGTCCTGTGCCCAATGTGGCCTCCCAAAACGGTCGAAGTTCGTCCACAGGCGTGTCCTCTTCCAAGTGAAGGGGCCTGTTTGCCGCCACCGACATGATACCAAGACTTGTTCGGGCCAGATCCTCCTCAAGCGCCAAGACTCCAATATTGCCTTCGCATCGGCGTAGAAGATCATATTCGATTTCTCTGATAAATTGAGACTTTCCCATACCACTGCCGCTAGTGATCGTGACGAGTTCATACGGTCTATGCCCCCTAGTTATATGGTTTAGTCCTTCCCACGGATAAGGTATTGACTTTACCTGTCGCTTCTCTACCAGATTATCCCATGTCTCAGTGCCTGCTACAATTCCGTCAGGTCTGTAGATTTTCGCATTCCACCAAAGTTGCGTAAAGTCCTTGACCCTGTTTGCCATGAGCATGTCACTGGCGTCCTTCACAGGAAGCTTACATATCTTTAGCTTGTTAGGACTAAAGAGGTCCTTAACTTGCTCCAGAGCCGCATCACCTGCTTTGTCATTGTCGAAACAAATAACAATGTTTTCGTAGGACTCAAGCCACTCTAGTTGCTCTTTGATCTCCTTGGCGGCATTACTAGCGCCTGACCGCAGAGACACCACATCGTACTGCTTATTAAACATTTCGTAAACACTAAGGGCGTCTAACTCCCCTTCGGTGATTGTGATGTACTTATTACCGCTGCACTGCTGCTGCCCAAAGAAACCAGCACCGGACATGTTTCCAGTAGCATGGAAGCCCTTGGTTTTTACATCACGCACCTTAGCTGCACAGATTTCCCCTAACTCAGTGTTGTAGTAAGGGTAAAAGTGCTTTTGAATCTCCCCTGTACTAGAGTACTCCACAGTGACACCGAAGCGGCCACAGGTTTCCTGAGAAAGTCTACGCTGAGGTATTGCCGCTACTACACCACCCATGTTCAGTGGTTTAGCTTTTGGTAGTTCTTGGGTTATCATTGGTGTTTCACCGTCTCCAAATACATGGTAGTCACAACCAGAGCCAAAGCAGTGTTTGCCTCCGTTGTCGTAAATAGCGAGAGCGTCCGAAGAACCACACTCCGGACAACTCTCGTGCCTAAGAAACTTAGAAGTCTGCGGCATCACCCATAGCCATCTCTGCTTCCTCTAGGACCTTTACTGCTTCAAGGTAAGTAGACACACCGTGTACTGGATGTGCTGGACCAAGCTTATACTTCAATCGAACTTTTGAATTGTAAGGAATCTCACCTGAGTAAGAGTTGCCCTCAGCGTCAAACGTCTTAACGTCGTACTTTGATTTAAACTTACGCTGTTTATTGCCTTGGTAGTCTTTAATCTTGACTCCCATGGCAGACAGCGAAGCTGCGTCGTCTTCAGTCATTGTGATAGTCATAGAGTACTGACCAGTGTCCTGACCGTTAAACACGTCATGTGAAGTCAGGTTGCTGAAGTTTACGATACCTTCTACTGTTGCTGCTGTCATTTGGAATAATCTCCGTTATCGTCTAAAGTAAATTGGCTAACACTCCGGACTTCTTCTGGTTAGTGTACCACGTCTGCCGACACCACTAACAATCGCTTCCCACCTAGTCAACAACGACGAGTGTGTTTTAACGCTTACCATCACGACTATTTCCGAATAGCTCCGCCTCTACGGTAATGATGCCGCTTCAATCGTGCGAGGAACACTAGGAAGTAATTAACTTCCGTGGTATCAATACTAATAGTATACACTATACCAAGCTACCTGTCAAAAAAGAATCTATGATCTGCACACAGGTGTACATAATGAACATCATAAACCCTATGCCCCCAGCAGGATAGATCACGTTAGCTTTCCACGGGTTGTCCCGTAGCCACTGCTCTAGTTCCTGCTCTGTCATTTTAGTCCTCCTCTAATTTAATGGTTTCGAATTCTTCGTCTATAAAGGTGTACTCTGAATCATGAACTTCTGTTTTCAGTAGTTCCATAGCCTTGTCCTCCGTCTCTGCCTCTATACGGTAGACGTGTTCTATCGTTTCAATAGTCGTGATACAGTATGTATTCATGACTCACCCTCCGGTAGTTCGTCACTGGCTATGAATAGGATCTTGTCCAGTGTGGACTTGGTCATAACCACATTACCACGGTCGTCCAGAGACAACTCTAGGTCCTTGCGTATCACAAAGGGTATACCACCCCATGGGTCGCGTCTCATGATGTCATTGGTCACTGTACGGGCTTGTGTGTAGCCTAAGCAGTAAACGGAATAATCACCACCTGTCACCTCATAAATACTTTTCTCATCAATTAGCATAACTTAAGTTGCTCCTTAGGTTAACTTATGTAGTTTACTACTACTGTTTACTTCTTTAGTATGCACCTTAGTAGAGGGTATCATAATCATCATAATTTGTAAATACCTCGTTTTGGTAATTTGTTACAAAAGTGTCGTTATCTACCTCGATAGCCCCAGCAGCAGAAAGACAAGTATTACACATATCAATAAAGTCACCGTTTGCTTCCTTTTTAGTTAGTTCAGTATCGTCTAAAATTATATTACAGGCTTTACAACGCATCCCGCCAGTACTCCCCGTGTAGTTCAATCATTAAGCGCTCAAGGTGTCCGTAAGGCAAGCCAATGTACTTTCTTCGGCTTTCTAGTCGGTACATTTCGGTATCAAACTCCACCAAATGCTCAACCATAGCATGTTCTAAAGGGTCTACAGTAGGTCCTAAGTTGTCCTCCAGCCCACCACATTCCACTGCGTACTCATCTATTGTCATCGTAAGCTTTCTCCATACGTTTGCATAGTTCGTCGATTATCTTCTGCTCTTCTTCTTTCCAAGCTGAGATATCATCTAAGCCAACGTAATCGTCAGCTTCTAGATCATCGTAATACTCATCATGAGCAATTTCCCAAGATTCCCTAGACATCATCATTTTCTCCTTTAATTAAGATCCATATTGTACCAAGTACACAAAAACTCCACAACAAAAACAAAACTTTAATTTCCATTAATCAAACCTCGCTATCTTCTGGTTTCCTTTCGTGTCAGTAAGCCCGACGATTGAATAAGGGTAAACCCAAAGGGTAAACCCAAGCTTAGTAATCTTGGCAATAGGATCTAAAGGCCCGTCTTCGTCGTTGTCCGCTAAGTAACGACCTTTGTTGTCGACTATGGTGCCTTCAAAAGGGTACACAAAACCACCATAGTGGTACAAGGAATCCATCTTGTCAGCTACTGACTGTATAGACTGCCCTTCGATGTATAACGACCTCTCAAAGAAATGAGGGATCAACCCAAGGGCCTCAATAGAGACCCTATCGTCTAACATTTCAACTATCATTGTCTACTGCTTCCCTTGCTTCTCTAACGTCAGAATCTACTAACACCGCTAAACCGTCAAAAGTTTTGTAAAGGCCCCATGAAGGTTCATCGGGATAATCCATCACTCGCTCTGTAGTTTTAGCTATCAAAGTGTCTTCAAAATATTTGCCAGTTATTTGGCACATGTAAAATGTAATCATGCGAAATTTTTCCTTATTTCTTGGTTTGGGTATAGCTTTTTAGCTTCGATTAAGCGCTCTTTAAATTGCTCAAAACGATAAGCCCAAGCGATTAGTTCCCATTTACCGTTAATCTGTACATAAGCTTTATACGCTTCAGGTATCATTTATCCTGTTCCTTTTTATCAATGTAAATAAACAAGGGCGTGAGTATAGCACACGTCCAAACCAATAACAATACGTCCCACCATGGTTGCCATTGTTCAAACATATTAAAAACCTCTTATCTAGGCCACTCGTTTATACCTTCCTCGTACCCTACAGCATGCCCTACTATCCACCCAAAGCCAAAGCATGCCACCATTAATACACCAAACATCATTAGTTCCATTAGTCGACCTCGCCCTTGTAATTGAACATCACCTCACTACCGTCTGAAAACCTTACGCAAGTGTGACTACCGTAAAAAGGATCTGAATCAAAAGGGTTGGGCCTATGCGTCCAAACGTCCGCATCAGCGTCAAAATGTTTGACCGTATCGAAATGACACTCCCGCTTTAAATCCCGTCGGTTATCATCACACCACTCAAAAAATAATTCTACCTTTGTCATTATGCCGCCCTCGCTATAACGTCGTTTTGTTTCTTTACCATGCTCTTACCATGACCAATGTAGCACACTACTGCTACGTCTTTAGACCAACATGCCCTACAAGGCCCGCATTTGCCCTCTCGTGAATAAGCTTCACAAACTAGGGCACCACTAGGGACATTGTCTAACGTCGCTATAGTGGACGTTTGAGGGCCTTCTACAGTCTCTCCGGTTATGCTGTCAGATGACAAGCGTACCACTACGTTTG